TTTTCTAATAAAGTTTTTTCTATATTGTTTTCAGTCAAAATAAACCAAGAATCTCTAACTAAACAAATATAACCATCTTCAACTTGTTCAACGATTGTATAAATCGATTCACCTTTACCACCTGATAAAAGATTTGTTTTCTTTTCTGGTGATTTTACTAAATTGTGAACAAATAATTTTATTTCCGGAACCCAATCATAAATAGCCAATTCATTTAAGATTTTTGACATTCTATCTTGGTCGGATTCTAAATTAATTGTCTGTAAAAGAACATTGATTGGTTGTCTATAAATTTCACCTTGATTTTTACTATCTAGGACATTATATAGATGTTTTAGTTCATAGAGTAATTGATATTCTTTCATATCATCATTCAATGTTTCAAGTAAAACTTTTACGGACTTATCAAAAGTATATTGCTTCAATTGTTCATTTAATGACAATATAACTTGCTTTTCTGAAAGGTTATTACAAGCATTGACGTGGCCTTCCACAATTGATGACACCTGAATATCGTCAACTGAAAGGTTTTTTCTAAAGTTGAATAACTCCAATTTGAGATTCTTCATAATAGCGATTATTATTTTTTATTTTATTTATTATATATTAGTTCTTAAAACAATTTTTTTTCATTTTTCGGATGACTATCATAACTTTTTCTGATTATTCAAGTCTTGACTAGAATACGGAGTTGTTGTAGTAGTTTTCCCACTATTTTTCAATTCAATCATATTATTATACCACCTAGTCCTTTTCGGAAGGGTAATTATATCTCTGAAATCACCGTCTGCACCCGCTACAGAAAAAGCATTTGACGAAAATTGATTGAGATCATCAACAATATTATTTGATTTTATTTCTAAATTATCACCAGAAATTATTTTTTCAAATTCCGAACCTAGATTTGGATCAACTAAAACATTTATTTTTAATCCAGGATCTTTCAAATTCAAATTCAAATAGCTACCTTTTACTTTACCACCAGCACCAACAGGAATAACCATACTACCGTCAGATGAAGTTGTAATCAAATGTGATTCAGAATATACAACATCAATTGCCGATTCATTGATATCACTTCCTCCAGAAAATGGATTAACCAATACTTCGTTTAAATCATTAGATAGGATTAATTGAGCGTCATTTATTGAAATCCCACTATTCACAGGAGCATCTATCACTAATGATGGTCCAAAACTAGACGCACTATAATCAGTTAAAGAATTTATCAAATTAGAAAGCTCAACAACTTGCCCGGATGATGTAGTGGCACTAAATGTGAACCCTGTAATCAATTCTGTGTTTGGATTGGGATAATTACTAAATAATGTGTAAGTTCTAGAATTTGGAATTAAATCATTGAATACCATTGAACAAGTAGCCACAAGTATATTACCACCACCAACAAATGGATTAGATGCAATTTCACCCAAATCACTTATTAAGGTTATTTGTGAACTATTTATTGCACCCCCACTGTTACTTGGACCAATTATTGTCAATGATGACCCAAAATTGTTTGCACTATACTCGGTCAAAGAATTAATTAAGTTAGCTAACTCAACTTTTTGTTGTGATGAAGTGGTGGCACCAAATGTAAATCCATTTATTAAGATAGTATTTGGATTAGGATAACCACTGTATAATGAATAAGTCACAGAACCAGCAGCTAAATCACCAAACGAAATTGAACAAGTTGCTAAACTCAAATTTCCACCACCAGCAAAAGGTGTTACTGATATTTGATCAAATACACCATTTAAAACTAAATCTTTATTATTTATAGCTGATGAACTACCAGGAGGAGCTGTTATTTTAACATTTGAACCACTACTCTTTGCTGTATACTCAGTTTGAGAATTTATATAATTTTTCAATTCATTAGCCTGATCATTTGTATTTGTAGTGGTGAATACAAAATCTTCTATAATATTTGTATTTGGTTCTGGATAATCTGTCTTAATAGTTACAATTTGTGAAGTAGGAACTTCACCTTGAATGATTAGATTAGATGAAGCCAAAGAACCATTAGCATAATCAGCAGTTGGTCTAAACAATTCAACTTTTACAGATATTGTTTGATTATTATACTTCGTCGAATCAATAGTATATGGGACAGTATCCGGAAACTTCGGTTTTCTGAAGGCTGGATAATAAGTTTGGACATCAAATGACACAGTCAATTTAATAGTGTTATCGGAAGTTAGACTTTTTTCACGATTTATTTCAATATTATTACTATCTGGTATTTGCATAACAGCATCAATATTCATGAAATTGTATTCAAAATACATATACCTATAAAGCCATAATGTGTCCATTATCGCCTGACTACATTTGAAAGTGTCAATTTCTGAAGAAAGATGCAATACCAAGTCATATTTCGCAGTAATCGGGATAGCCCTAACCTTTGTTAACATATTTCTTATTTCATCGTTGTTTTCAACAACCATTTTAAGCCAAACATTTGGGTTTGCAAATTCATCAGCTCTTATTTCATAACTGGTAAGTGTTAAATGTCCCCTAGGAATAATGTCAGTATTCAAATCAACATATCTACTATTAGAAACTACATCATCGGTAAATGAATCTAATAAAAACCTTTCATCACCAGTCATTGAATAGTAAAAGGGTACATTCACTACCCTATCACCAGAACTAAATTTGTTAACCCATTTTATTTCACCTTCAAGTGTATCTAATACACATAATGTCAAGTCCCTAAAGAAAACATCTTCAAAATTGAATCTTTCGCCGATCATATAAGTATATATTAAAATTGCCATTTTCTTGAAACTTTACATTCCATAATCAATAAAAAAAACCATGAAAAATTTAATTTTAAGTGAAAAATGGCGACCAAAAAAATTAGAAGATGCTGTCCTATTACCAAGAATAAAGAATCTCTTTGTAAATGGTGTTAATAATAATTTTATTTTTCACGGACATTTTGGCACTGGTAAAACTACCTTAGCCAGAATACTCATTGGAAAATATACTAAGGATAAACCATTCCTTGAAATTAATAGTTCATTCTACACATCCATTGAAACACTTAGAACCAAAATCGATGAATTCTGTTCAAAAGTTTATATGGGGTTCGATCTTGATACTGAAATAAAAGCAGATGAAACAAAATATGTTTTTTTGGATGAATTTGAAAGGACTTCAATGCAATATCAAGATGCCCTAAAAGCTTATATTGAAGAATATTCAAAGAAAAATGTAAGGTTTATATTCACAACAAATCATATCAATAAAGTTTCTGCTGGAATCAGGTCAAGATTGATTGAAGTAGATTTTAATTGTCAAAACACAGATGAAGAAAGATATCTAAAACAAGAAATTTACAAGAAAATAAAAAATGAAATCTTCCCAAAAGAAGGATTTGAAATAAAAAAAGAAGACCTTGTATCAATTATTAATAAAAAATTTCCAGATTTCAGATCTATTTTATTAGAGATAGATAATTACAGATTGACTGGGTCTTCCAATACATCTTCAAACACTTCTTTGAAATTAAAAAATGATACTTATTCTTTAATTTATGACAAAACCAAATCCTATGAAGATATTTACCATTTTTTAGTAAATAATTATGGCCCAGAAAAAATTGATCAACTATTTGACTTATTCGGTAAACAATTTATCGAACATTCATTATCCGAAAAAAGGACAAATCTTGAAAATCTTTTCAAAGCTAACTATATTATCTGTGAAAACCATCACTTGTTGGAAACTAATACAGATCCAATTATTTTGGGAATGACAGTGATTGGTAAATTAAGAGACCTATTTTAATATATAAAATATGGCTTTTGATTTTTCAGATTTTTACATACAATACGAAGGTATACCCAAATACAATTCAGCTGATCTTGTTGAAGACGATTTGATAAGGGTGATAATACAAAAATATCAATTAATATTATTCACAATAAAAGGTGAAATATTGGGGGATCCAGACTTTGGTGCTAACTTAGACGAATTATTATTTGAAACAACCGTATCAGAAGCTTTTGTTAGAGACATAATACAAGATCAATTACAAACATATGTACCAGAAATAATGGGAACATCATTTGATATAAAGGTAGTTTTTGTACAAGATCCAGAAAATTACCAAGATATGATGTTCATAAACCTAACTATTGCTGATTATGATATAATCACACAAATCGGTAGAATGGTTTAAATTGGACAATTAGTCGCCGTGTAAATAAATTCCCAATTTCTTTTTATATCCAAACCCATTGTTTCGGCGGAAATGAGTATATCCGATAAACATTCAGAATCGGCGCCACCTACAATAGTTATGTTCTTACCCTTCAAGTTTTCAAATACTTCATATAATTTCTTTGGCATCTGGAACCAATTGTGATTATTTCCAATGTAAACTATTACAGTCCCTTCTTTGGTTTTGAATAATTCACCCCTTTTTATTTTACCTTCTTTTTCCCTTTCCTTTATAATTTCTAAAGTTTCGTTATCAAGAATGTCCTTATAGAATTCCACATCGACATCATAATTGTATCTTTTTTCTATAATATCCCTTTGATTTGGAAAGTTATATAAGTCCATATGGACCGGTATATCAGGATTTTCATCAAAAAGATAATCTGTATCAACATTCTTACCGTCTACGTGATTATCCCAAATTTGATAAACTTCAGAAAAATTCTGACAATATTTCTTTAGTTCGTTTAAATACATTTCAGAAAAAAACTTCCGAAAGGATTTTTGCACATCAACTATAATCAGAACATCATTTTGAAAACCTTCAAACAGTTTTAAATAATTCATTATGTATATATTAATATTAAAAAAATATACTATTGAATCAAATGGAAATATTATTATTAATTAGGATTTCATCTAATATCTTCAAAGATTTTTCAAGTTCGGAATCTTGAAAAATCCCATTATTATTTGACTTCGGCCAGTAATTCAATCCATTTTTAGGATAAACATTCACAACCCTTCTTTCTATACCCTTATGTTTTAAAAAATGACTAAATATATGGTCATCGTGCATCGCGATCATATTATGATTTTCAAAACCATTTATGAACATTTTTACCCAATTTATAAGATCTTCAAAATTTAAAACTTTCACTGGATATAATACACCCCTGTACCCCCCCAAAACATCAACCTGATAGTAATCACCACCATTGATATATTCACCGTGTACAAAATTTCCCGAAGAAACTCCCATTATACCATAAACTTGATTAAATCCACACTTAAAACCGGTATTCATCATACATTCTAGAGCGGTGGGAAATAAACCGTTATCATCATCAAATATAAGAATCTGGTCCGAATCTGTAAGTTTGTGCTCTTGAATCGGTGTTAGTAATTTAAGACAAGGTCCGATATCTATATCATAAAAAACTATCCTATTTTTGATAGGATAGTTTTCTAATTTTGATTTTATCTTAAAAATATTTTCTTCATCAAAGGACTTACCCAATCTTGGGTAAAATTTACATATAGAAACATAAAGAAAGTCTGGTAGTATCGTACTTTGTAGTAACCCATCTAAGACTTCTATGAAATCATCAGTACGGTCTGGTACTGTCACCACCGAAGAAATAACCATTTAATAGGACAAGAAATTTAATCTTATATCTTTCTTATCCTATCAAGTTTATAAGGAATTACGCAGGTAATTCTTCTTCGTTTTCTTCTTCACCTTCTTCTTCAGATTGACCCTGAACTTCTTCAAATTCACCTTGTCCTTGTGGTTGTGCCTGACCTTCTGGTTGAGCCTGTGGTTGTGCCTGTGGTTGTGCTTCACCCTGGGTTTGAACCTGTACTTGAGACTGACCTTCTGGTTGGGCCTGTGGCTGAGCCTGTGGTTGTGTTTCAGCTTGTGGTTGTGCCTGACCTTGACCTTGAGCTTGTCCTTGTACACCACCAACTAAAGCTGTTGCTGACAATGTATCGGCATCTAACCCAGATTGAGCTACGAATTTTACAATTTCTTCAGCGATGTCCATATCACCAAAGAATTGTCTTAAATTTTTACCGGTGTTATCTTTAACCTTCTTCACATATGCATTTATTAATGACTGTGGAATATCGATTGTAGTTTTTACTTTATAAATGTCGTTTACTTGAAAAACTGCTTCTTTGATAATTTCCACCCTTCTTTTACCTTCACTGAAGGATTTAAATTTTCTAATATGGTTCATTTCTAGACAATATTTTTTTAATTATTAAATTATATATTATAATAAGAAAATCATTTTTTAATGGAATATAAATAATAGTACGGTTGTTATTAACAACAAGGTAGTACTACCATAAGCCCAATTTCTTTGATTTTTTACTTTAGATAAAATTATATTCGTGTTATTAATCAACGTATCTTTAGACAAAGAAGCCCTACGATTAAGATCCCTATCTTTCTTCATTAAATCAAATTCAGTATTGATACTATTAATTATTTTAGTTTTAGACTTATCAGATGAATCTAGTTTAGTTATTAAAGTGTTTAATGATACTACACGTTTTTCATAATCATCGACTAACACAATGTATTTACTTATAGCAGAATCGCAAGAAATTTTCATATCTTCAAGTATATTCTTTAATTCCAAGTCATTTTTTATTCTTTTGATTTGGTCTATAGAAAGAATTATACCAGCGGTATCACCATTCAAAATATAATATTGTGGTAAATTTTGAGCTCCCATCAAAAAAGTGATAAGAAATAATATAGAAGTTAAAATTAGTTTCTTCATATCTTTAGTATTTTTTGAAAAAATCAAACGTCTGTTGATTTGATGGAATCTTTTGATGGTTTTTTATGAATTCGTATTTTTTAACGCTTTCCCGCCAATTATTTCTGTACTTAGATACCGAATCCTTAGATTGTGATAGTTTTTTTTCTAAAATTACATTTTTCTTTCTTATGTCGGATATTTCAATTTGTATTAACGAATCTATCTTTTCTAAGCTATCTGTTTGTAATCTATACTTTTCTATAAGTGGTTGTAAAGAATCACTTTTAGATTCCAAGTCTTCAATTTTTCTAGATAATCTTTTATTTTCTTTTTCCAATTCAGAATTACCAAATGGATTAGACCATTCAATTTTAGGTAATTTGAAACCATACTTAATACCCCAAAATGCAATACCACCACCCAAACATAAAATAACTAATAGAATCAAAAAATTTTTCATGAATTTATTTTTTTCAAAACTTTTTTTATATATTTGTATTCGAATCTTTCATTTTATAATAAATATATAGTAGATATGTCAACAATTATTAAAGAACAAACCAGTACACAATTAGAAGAACTACTTGGACAACCCTACATTCTGATTCTCCACAATGATGATTACAATTCATTTGATCATGTTATCAATTGTTTAGTTAAATATTGTCAACATGGACCAGAACAAGCTTCACAATGCGCCCACATTGTACATTTCACAGGAAAATGTGATGTTAAAAGGGGTGATCAAGATACTATAAAAAGTATTTATGATAAATTGAAAGCTAATGGTTTAAGTGTAACTATTGAAATTGCTTAAAGTATATTTCTAGTCGATCGTGATATTAGACTATCATACATCCTTCTACGCTTATTCACATTAAGTAAGGCTTGATAGTCTATACCCTCAACATAATCCACTTTTCCAAGTAGATTTCGATAATATGAAATTTTATTAGGGTCTAATAACTTTGGAGCACAGTCTTCTACCATTTCTTTGAATTCATACTTAGAAAAAACGCTTGATATATTAACTAATGTCATTACAGTATCATCATGTCCCATATCAGCTGCGTATCGAATATTACCTGATGATGTTATGTGCTTTACAAAAGTGGTTATTTCCCTAATATTATCTTCATTTGTGATGATTATACTTTTCTTTTCCATTGAATCTTGATAATCCTTTACAAGCATATTCTTATTTTCACCTATTTTTAAACCGATTTTTTCATCGGTTGAATCGACACGGTGCTTATATCTGAAAAATACACTAGACCCATAGTTGTTATTACCATTGAATATATTCGGCAAATGAGCTAAAAATTCATTTCCATAGTTGTTAAGTTCCAACACCACTTTGAAATTTTCATAGTCAAAATATTCAAACAATAACACATAGAATAATTCAGCAAGTTGTTTCACAGAAACGTGGTTTGATCTGAATATTCCTATTTGTTCTAAACAGAAAAAATCCGTTAAATTTGTATAGGTATGGTGTTGCAGTTCTATGGTTTCTTCACCCTTTGGGGAAATTTTGAAAATATTTATAACAGAATAATCCTGTCCCAAACCTTCGGAAATATCAACCGATATCACACCCCTAACTGATTTCCTTTCCGCTGGTATAAAAACTGAATTATCATCTACCCAAACCAATCCATCGTAAGGAAACTTCAATCTTGATTCAAATTCATCTATTTTTTCATGTTTGAAGTTTTTCTTATTGTTCAATAAAGTTTCAATAATATGTTCACTAAGTAATGATCTAGTAGCGTTTATAAATCTTAGACCATATTCTTGATTGAAAGCGTCTTCACCACCAATGTCCTTTATAGCTTCTTCTTTCCAAGTAGTAACTTCAGCTATGTTGTAGATTGATATTTCTTTACCATTCGAACTTTCGAAATTAAAAGCCTTAACCATTTCATCACTACAATTTTCATTATTGTAGATATAGATAATATCTTTCATATTATCGCCATGAAATTTCATTTCTACTTTAGCCACATCCCCAAAACATTCTTCTACCTTTTCAAATACTTCTTTTTTTGTTAATCCAAAATCATGAAGTTTATGGTTATTAAGTTTAAAATAAGTCACAAACCTACCAGATACTTGATACCAGTAAACCCGCATAGCTTTATAATTGTTCTTCAATGGGTCACCTTCTGGTCTTTCCGAATCACTTAGTAACTTATAAAATAAATTCATACCGTTGGGTGTGGAAGTTATAACAATTTTAGAATTTTCAATAGCAGATACTGTTGGGAAAGCAGCCGTGTAGTATGGTTCTATAATATTTGCTGGAATGTGTGCAAATTCATCAAGATAAAGAAAGTCAATCGTATAACCGATAGCCGGTGTTTTACTCCTAGCCGATGATTTAATCCTACAACCATTTTCAAAAATAATCGATTGTTGATTCCAGTTTTTAATACCAACCTTTAAGAAAAACGGTAATTGAATATAAATATTCTTAATTTTATCAATAATTTCAATGGTTGTACCTCTTATGTTAGCTACAATCATAATGTTTTTATCATTATTGAAGGTGATAAAATGTAACATCGTGATAGCAGCGTTAATAGTTTTACCAATCTGTCTAGAACCACATAAAATACTAAATCTATTTTTAGTGTAAAGGTCAAGGATCCCCTTTTGGTAATCCCTTAATTTTATATTCTGAACCGAACCATCTTCGGTTTTAATTCTACAATATTTTTCAGCAAAATAGTGAATATCCAATTTACACCTGATGTATTCCTGGATTTCATCATCAGTCATCATGAAAGTTAATCCAGACCTTCTAACACCCACTTCGTTCTGAAACCAAGGATTTTGAAATCTCTTGACAACAACACCATCGTTAATTTTATTAGTGGTTTCATTTACTAATTCACTGGTGAATACTATCCTCCTTTCTTCTTCGATTTCTTTTTTTTCAACCATGAAAGACCTTTTTTTCGATATATATGGGAAATTTACAGGGCTCGTATGAATAAGAAAGAGCAGAAATTAAACACTTTACAAGAAGAATTTTCGAGAATCCAAGACGAAAATAAGGATTTGGACATAACAAAATATTTAGCCAAAAAGGAAGACTTACCAGATTTGGGGGAAATTCAAATTTATGACTATGATAAGGATTTGATTGAAAGTGTTGACTCAGCTGAAGAAGTCTTAGATGCGCTGTTTGATCTTTATTTTGGTGATATACCTGGAATCGAAGAAAATAATTATCTAATGAAAAAAGTTAAGGAAGACGCACAAGTCTATGCTGAAACTATATTCCTACAAAGGATGACTAGAAAGAACTTTCTTACACAGTTAAAACAAGTTGATAATGGTGATTCATCAGCTAGGATGCACGAAGTAGTCAATCAATCTATATCACAAATAAGGGATAATATAAAATTCGCACAAAGTCAAAGGACAGAACTTGAAAAATATTACCGTGATATGAGAAAGGATTATGATAGAATGATGGAAAATATCAAACAAGTTAAAATTGAACAAGGTTTGGAATCCAAAACAGATGGTAAAATAGTAGATTCTAGAAGCCTTAATGATATGATTGAAAAAATGCTTAAGAATAAGGATTAAAATTTTCGAAGTTTTTTACAATTTTGGAAATATTCAATATTACTTTTTCAGAAACTCTTTTATTCATTTTATTTTCATTTTCCTTATGAACCCAAAGTGTGGGTCTATATTCAATAACATCTTCTTTTATTACACTTCGTAACCCATCATCGGTCCTAGACAATAAAAATTCTAATAAATTATTAACTTCTTTCTGAATTTTAAGTGTTTCACTGTAATTATCATAGAAGTGAATTTGGTCGTATCTTGTTATTTCTTCATCTTTGAATTTATTACCATCGGTTTTATATCCCACAAGATGTTGAATTAGAAGTTTCATTTTTTTGTACTTTATATCGTCATCATCTTGATTCATGAAATTTTCGGATATAGGATAAAAAGTTTTTATTTGTAAACCGTTTCTATTAAATTCATCTTTTATTTTTTCTAGAATTGTTTCATGTGATTTACTTGTTTGTTTTGAACAAACAACAAATATATCATAGATTTCATTTTTAAGACCTTCTATAAATTCTTCATTGATTCTAAATTTCATAGTATCAATCAAGTCCTTATTCATAAATTCTTGTAAGGAAATACCAAGATTTCCAAAATCGATATTATAAGATTTAGTTTTAATTTTAATCTTATTCATCAAGTCTGTCGGTAGATAATAAGTCCTACCATTAAAATCAACTTTATTTCCTTGACTTTTGTATATCCCACTACGAATTAGATTAAAGTCAGATTTGGATATCTTTAAGATGGGGGTGTTAGCTTTAGTCTTATCAACTACCCAAGCCTGTTTATCCATTTCTAATAATACATTCAAATCTATAAAAACACCCTTATTCATACTTGTATATATTTAATTAAAAAACCCACCATTTTAGGTGGGTTTTTGATTATCTTATTATATTTTTACTTAAAGCAAATTCGTAAAGTACATGTAGATTCAAATGTTCGATAAAAGAATTTCTGATTTCTGATAAACTTTTTGATTTTTTAAGTATCCATCTTATAATAAATTCAAATTCATCAACAAATAATTGGTCACATTCATTCCAAGGTTTCGAATAATTAGTAAGCTTAATCCATTCCCTATCACCACCAGTTAACCAATATAAACATTTTCTACAATCAACCGTATCTAAATCAATGTTCAATTCTTTTGTCCAAATAGACTTTTCCACCCTTGGATTTCGCATCATAAGTGATACTGCTTCTGCTACATCCTGTGTTATGTTTTCTTCAATTTCATAAAAAATTCGTCCGTCTTCTTTTTCAATAATCCTGATAGCGTCTAATACATCTTCTTTGATGCTATTTTGTCTTGTCAAACGTTTCTTTCCCATATAAAAAGTCCATTTTTTTTATATCTAGACCAGTTTTATGCCACTTAGAAACTTACCATAGAGATTTCCATTTTCAAAGATGCCGTTTTTAAACGTACCATAAAAATTACCATTTTTAAAAATTCCGTAATTCCAGAATCCTGAATAAAAATTACCCCCATGCCAAATCAAAGTGTTTTTTCTGATTTCGATTTGTGCATTTTCAATTTCTGAATCTATTAACCAATGGAAATTATTTTTTTCGAGGATCCCTTCTATCTGATTCAGATTAGTAATCTTTTTATCCCCGTAAATTAGTTCTGTAAATCTCATAAATATTAATTCATTTTTATATATTCATATAGATTTCAAAGTAATTTTTATGTCTTTAATTTTAAAGAAAAAACTACAATTGATATAAAAAATATTTATAATTTTTTCAAAAACCCCCTTTCTAGTTTATTTAGGGACTTTATACCCATAAGATTGATTTTATCTAGGATTTCATCCAAATCCAATTTTCTTTTTTTGAATTGTAGGGGTTTTATATCAAAAAGATAATTTACAAAATCATCAGTGAATTGGATTTGATCGGAATCATTAGTGATAATAGCTATTATGTTGAAGGTCTGTTTGTCATAAAAGAAAGTATTAACCACACCTTTGTAACTGAATAACTTTTCATCAGATATTAATTCTTCTGGGATATCATTATCTTCCCTTAAAAGTTTACAATCTTCTAAGGATTCACACATTGTTAAGTCAAGTTTTATAATATTATTGGACCAATTCATAATATAATATATTTATTAGATTTTTAAAGTTCGAATAATAATATATACTTAAAATTTAGCTTTTAGAAAATGCGGTATTTACATAAGAGGAATGAATTTTTGTTTCAGCAGAATATCTTATCATCCGAAAAAAATTTTGATGTCAATCAACAAATTAAAACTTCTTCTTTAATAAATGAAACTTTCGAAAATGATATCACCTGGGGTGGTTCGATGATCGGTAGACTAATAAATTCAACCATAAGAAGATTCAAGATTGGATATGCTCAAACACAAGTAGGTCCACTTTTAAATAAATTGGAAGACGAAATGAACTATCTTATTTCATCCTCTATTCAAGGTGACACGCTTAAAAAATATAATGAATTAAGGATAAGAGCATATTTTGAAGAAATTAGAAATACTTGTCTTAGTAATCAAGCCGATCCAGATAAATTAGTTGAATTACTCGGTCAAAGTACTGGACTATACGATCCAAATGACCCAACTAAGAATCAAAGGACTATGGGTATGGTTCAAGAAGCTATTGATGTAATTACCGATGATCTAAAAGATTTGAAAAAACTATTGGGTCAAGATAGGGACAGATTGATAGATAAATTATCAGATTTTAATGATGATTTAAGAAAATTAACTGTTTCACAAGGCACACCAGTTCAACCAACACAACAAACCGCAGTAAACAATTTCAATCTAAATTTCTTAAATACTTTAAATTCACTTTCAAATAGTGGACTAATCACATCAAGTTTTAAATTTCATTCATTTGCTGAATTCGTCAATGAAAGGGCTGGTGATGATGCTTTTGCAAAATGGACAGATGAACAATTTGAAGATTGGGTCAAATCAAATCCGGGTGCTGAAGAAAGGGCAAGGAAAATAAGGTCTAAATTAAAGGGTGAAAAACAACCACAAAGTTCAACTGGTGTAGCCACAGCTCAAAAACCATCAACTGGTTCAGAAGAAAAAGATAAACCAAATGGTCAAGCACCTTCAGTAACAAATAAAAAAACAGATGGTGTGGGTGGATCAGATAAAGCAGAAGAAAAACAACCAACTCAACAATCCACACAGACTTCACAAATTACTAAAAAACAAATTGAGGAAGTAATAAACATCCTTAAAACAAAGAAGAAAAAAGAAATTATATCCAATCCTTTGGTCAAAAAACTTCTGACCGATATTGAAACGAAATTACCTAAAGATAAATTATCAACAATAGAAGTAGAATATGGTGATGATAAATTAACTTTTCCAGAAGCTATACAAAATATAAAATCTGAATTTGTTAAGGAATCAAACTATATTATAATCGAAGCTAGTTCTAATATGGGTGGTCAACCAGGTGGTGCAACGGCAAGTAGTGGTTCAAGTAGTCCATCAAGTAGCCAACCTACCACAGTAAAGGGAATTTGGGACTTATATGAATTTGATAAAGATAGAAGTGTAACCAGATTAACACAAAGGGAAGTTGATGAATTAAATGCTTTATTGACTAAAGGTACACAAAATTTAAGATACGATCCAGAAAAAAGACCAGATCCAATAGTTTCTATATCTAGAATATTTGGACAAGCCCATAATCTATACTTCTGTGATGTTATACCATCTGGTAGACCGAATGGTAGAATTTCACAAAAAACTTTCAGAGAATATGTAAAGTTGGGGAAAGGACCAGGTAAGTGGGTTCAAGGTGAATCACCAGAAGGACCATTTGCGGTCAAATCGATATTTAGTAAGTGGAAGACAGGTGTTGAAAAATTATTGATGAATCAAGAATATCGTAAAATTTTAGCAAATGTTAAATTTGTTGTACCAGGCGCAGAAGATAAATTCAATGATAGTTTTGATACTAAGGTTTTCGAAGCCGATGAGCCTGTTACTAAAACCCAATCTCAAGGTCAAGTATTGTTTGAATTTATGAATAATATGTTGGACAAGAATAAGTTAGATGATTTTGACACACTTAGATCAACACTTATGAATAAATACTTCGGACTCACCTTGTCAGATAAGGATAAGAAAACTGAAGGTAAGACGGAAGACAAACAACCAAGTAAGGAAGATTTCGAACCAAATGTAGTTTATTTCACAAGTTTACAAATTCCGAAGATAAATATCACAAATGGTGTATTCTATGCAATACCAATAAAGAAAATCGCATCTGCACAAGGTAAGGTTCATGATTTGATATTTATGCAAGTGATAAAGAATATAACAGTTGATCGAGCCAATGATGCTATTTTGGTCAAATTCACTTATAACGACCCAACTATTATGGATAAGTACGCGGATAAAATTCACGATACTAAAAAGTATGTAAGTTGGGGTAGTACTAGAACACCTGAAAAAAATCTATATTATGGATTGATACAAACTTCAAAAACAAATTTGACAAACGGATCCAAGTTTACACTTGTTTATGGTAATGTTAACAATTCTGAAGTTACCGATGTTTATAAGAACATATTCATGGTCGAAGAAGGTGTCAGGGATACAAAATCTGGTCAAGTTAAGGTCAAACCTTCAAAACTTGTTTTCAATGATGATTCTAAAGTAAATAATATCATAAAACCATTCGAAATCAAGCTAATGACTAATGATGAATTCAAACACGATGATAATCTGAATAAAAATGTAAAAACTGTTAATAAGAAATTAATTGACGCCTTAAAGGATGAATTCAAAAATATTTAATAATTGATTTGTTTATATCGATAAAAGGTATTACCTTTGTAAAAATCATATAAATATGTTCAAATTTAATTGTTTCTGTATTGACCTCACCCAATTTGATTCAGAAGAACAAATTTTGGATTTTTTGAAATCCAATAATATAGCTCAATATATAGATGCTAATAATCTTTATGAAGCTAAAATCGGTGTCTTTACACATGGTGTTGAAATAAACAAAGTTTGGGTTGATTCGGTCACCTATTGTGTTACAGCCTATAAGACTAATGATGAATCTAAATTTACAGTCCAATTCGTAGACTATATGAATTCTATTGAACCACTTGGATTTGGCGAAGGTGTTACACAGTTAACACCATCATCCACATCATCAAATAATAGAAAGAATATTACCATAGATGAAATCTTAGATAAAATCAATAATTTTGGATTTGATTCATTAACAGATGAAGAATTAGATATCTTAAAATCACAATAGGACTATTTACCTCTTGCGTCGTCCTTGATGTTCTTATTTACCGATTTCCACACAGATTCAGCCGCTAAATAAATATCCTGAGCTAGTCCTTGATCGATATCAAGTCTTTGACTTTCTGGTTGGACATTTGATCCTGCATAACTTCTTTTTGCACTTCTACCACCTTCAGTATCCCTTACCCTTATTTCCCTTCCACTTAATCTATCACTATACTGACTAGGTTTTATATCAGCTTTGCTAAGTGTTATAGTATATTCTGGAACATTCTTTGTTTTAAAATCTATGTGTTTGATTATATCAACTTTGTATTTTTCACCACTTGTTTTGAAAATTTTATCAATAAAGTAGTACCAATTATTATTAGATTGATTAATTGTAGTTTCATCATATACACCAGATTTATTATAAACAACTGGCATGTCTTGTATATGTTTTAAAATTGCCTTCCCAAGATCTCTATCTTCTTTATATAATTTATCAACTATTGAAATTTTTGGCAAGGCACGATTTATAACTCCAGCCCCCTTCCCAACTAAGCTACCTATAGATGAAAATAATTCATTGAATTTCTTAATATGTTTCATTTTTACATAAATGGATTTTGAATATATATTAAAATAATTAATTATTTAAGTTCAAATGGTTATAAAAAAATACAAATCCTTTTTATCCGAAAAAATTGCGGTAGTCAATACCGATACACCGACTGTAGCTTCAGCTGCTAATAATATATATCAGTTGGAAGATAATATTAAAGAATTCAATAATAGAAGAATTGAATTGGAAAATATTTATAAGACTTCTATAGACGAAAAGGATTTGGTATCGAAATTATCAGCTAGAAAATTTATTAATCCGGTAAACACCAAATCAAGTATGAAATTCTTGAATCCACTATTCACCAAATATTCAGGTGTTTGTGACTTACAAAAGCAGATTGTGGATTTGGAAAAAGAACAATCAACCATTGAAACCACAATCAAAGACAAAGAATCAAATATGGGGAAAAATCCTTCATCAAAGGATAGTATCCTTAACGACATACAAACAAAAAAGACCGATATTGAATCTATAAAGAAAAAATTAACCTCAATAAAATCCGAAGCTGATAGACTTGAAAGACTAACTATGCAGGAATTACAAGAAATGCAAAAAGAAATAGTTAGTGGCGCAAAAGAAGTCAGACAAGGAAGAAATCAAATTTAGAAAAAAGTCGTTTTTTATCACAAATATATAACTTTAATTTATAAAATATAAGACAAAAATTACCAAAATTCAATTTTTTGTTTTTATATATACATTAAAATAAAAAAAAAAAAGTAAATACTATGGCAGCAATTCAAATTGGGAAATATAAGAGACCCGGTATCTTCTTCGAAGAATTTGACCAGTCAATTATACCAAATCCGGTAGTACCTACCCTTACAATACCACCTACGTTGGTTGTTGGTTTTTCTAAAAAAGGTCCTGTAAATACACCAATACTGATTTCAAATGTCTCTGATCTTGAAAAGATCTATGGGCCTTTGGACAGAAACTTGGAAAGAAAAGGTTCTTTCTTCCACAGAACAGTAGCAAAGATGTTGGAATCTGGACCAGTTTTAGCTATGAACCTCCTAGCTACTAATGACACATTAGATAAAATCGAATATAGGTCACTTTCTACATCCACTGATAAGGCAAACAGTGCGATCATTGAAATTCCTTACAGAAAAGTTCATGATACTTCAAGTTTCTGGAAGAAAGATACGACAACTTTCATTGACACTATTGCAACTGAAACTTCAGGATCTGACAGACTTTTCCACATCACTAACTTATCTAACAGATATGTGAGTGCGTTCATTTTCAAGTCTAGATTAACTGGATACAATCAGCCACTCTTACAATACTATGGTACTGCAGATAAAGTACCAGCTTATGTAAACCAATTGGATTTTGCGGCTGATTACTTAGTTGACGTTTTGATCGTCGGTG